ATCGGCACACCCTCGTCGGTGCGTTTGATCGTGCCGTCGTCGTTTGTTGCCGGGGATACTTTAACAGGAGTCCTACCGACGCCTGTTCCAGCCGGAGGCTTGAGCAATGTAGCGATCTGAACAGCAGTGGTCGGCAGCTTTGATTCTGCCTCGCGCTGCTCTTTGCGCTGTTGCATGAGATAAGCAGCTGGAGAAACACCAGCCCCGGCAGCGGAGCCAAGAAGGGTCGCCCCCGGCTGAGAGGCCAACTCACCCATCTTAGTGAAATACAAAAGAGCCATCAAAGCAGGATCAACCTCTGCCTTCTTAGGCTGAAGAGCTTTGGCGATATCTAGTGCAGCTTGGACTCGCTCCTGTCCGCCGAGGGCTGCCAGAGCTCCCTGAGGAAGACCCATGATATTGGTGCCGGATGCACCAACTGGTGAATCAACAACCACCGGATTACCAGTTGCCGGATCTATCTTGAGCTCTGCCATATCTCAATCCTACTTATTGGCCAGATAATAAGCCGAAGCCAAAGAGCCAAGGCCAGAGATTGTCTGACCATAAACGCTAGGCGTTTGAACGAACTGCTGACCTTGCTCGAGGCCGATCGTCCTCTGCTCAAAGGGAACACCCTTGAGTGCACCAAGCGCGAAGTTGAGCATGGCATAAGGATATTCGCGCTGCTCAACATAATCTGCATACGCAAGATCAAGAGCCATCTGATCAAGCTCTCGCTGCGCCTGACCTGCGGTGATCATGCCAGAGGCTTGCTGCTCCTGCAGACCCTGAATCATAGGTGCAAAGCTCGCTAGGGCTTCCGCTTTACGGAGGCCAGCGACCTGCTCAATATCGTACCGGCTCCTCGCTGCTTCTTCCGCACCGAAACGGGCCTGACGGTCCAGCTCTGCCTGTTCGAGACGAGCCTGACGGTCTGCCTGATACTGCTGGGCTGCGAAGCTCAATCCTTCCTGAGCTGCCTGTTTGCGGAGATCAGCAATGTTCGCGGCGGACTCTGTACCGAGAAGGACGTCCTCGATAGCCGCACGTGAACCGCCGAAGGCACCAGCCTGAGAAGCTCGTGCTGCCTGTGCCCTGCGCTCTGCTTCTGTGCGCCGTTCAAGCTCCCGGATCGCCGGATCAACTGCTTGCTGATAAGTTTCCAAGAATGGCTGTGCCGCAGCAATGTCGAATGTTCCTGTGTCAACAGGTGCACCAATGAGCTGCTCAGAAGTCATGCCTTCGTACGTCGGGGCAAGGTCTTGAGTCCTTTGAACAGCACCCTCGAAATAGGGACGATAGGCTCCAGACTCATCTGTCAGAAGCTGAGCAGCCCTCTGCTCCGCCTCCGTCATTTTACTTATTCCGCCATCAAGACCCTCAAAAGTCGCGATGCGCTGGCCTTCATAAAGCGGGAAGGGTGAGCGTGCAAGCTCACGTGACTGTTCGTAAATCTCGCGACCACCAGCCGAAACCCATTCTGGAAGCTCTGTTCCAGAAACAACTTTTGTTGCGGTTGGGAGCTCTTCCACGCCTGTTGAACAAAGGTCTCCCATCTATGCCTCCATGAAAACAGAGCCGACTTTGTTGAAGCCAAGCTTGCTGAAGAATTTATCTTTGCGGTCGGAGTCACCAGAGAAAACGTGGGCAAGGCGAATCTTGCTTTCCGGGAAAAGCTCTTTACTCATTTTGATGTATTCTTTAATGAGCATGATTGCTGCCTTGCTGCTACGATGGTCTTTGGAGACATAGAACCAACAATCTCCGACATGCTTTTCATCAGACCACCAGTCTCTGATCTCCAAACCACCTATTGTGCCAACAATTTTGTCACCATCTTTAGCGATCAAACAAATGCCACGATGAATGACCTCATTCACCTTTGCAAAAGTTTTTTCTGAGTTGATCGGTGACAATTCTGTTTCAGCCTCTTTGTGCATGACGACAAGCAACGAGACGATATATGATATATCGAAAGGGCTTGCCCATTTTATTTCAATCACATTCCACCCAGTGCACCCATTCCTTCACGGGGCTGTGCTGCTTCACGAGGATTCCCGGCGACCTGCTCAACGATCTGCTGAAGTTCAGGAAGGAGTCGGATCAGAACACGAGCAACATCCGGGCTAATGGCATTGTCAAGCATACGCAGCTCTTCCGGAGACATGTTCGCTAGGCGAGCCATAAGAACCGCCCGGATCTCTTCGGACGGACGCATAAGAGCCTGACGAGCCTCTGCGGGCATCAGGGAAAGCGGGTTGGTCGTAGGGGCTTCTTCGCCACGCATCATTGGTTCGCGTGCCATTTTATATCTCCTTGGGGGTGTAAAGGACAGACCAATCAGACTTCTCTTTGAAGCGCCCAATCAGCCAACAAGTGGGCTCTAGGATCTTTCGGTAAACTTTTCCGAGATAGTCAGGCTTATCTCGCTCGCCGTAAATGTAAGCGATCTCGTTAGCCCTGTGACCAGCGATGTGCTTCCAAGTCTTAACGAAACGACCCTGACGCATCTGCTTGACCATCCAAATTGACCAAGCGTGATAGCCATTAACATGATATGTCGTGAGGTAATCACGAGTGAATCGGTAATCTAGAACAACCTGCTTGCGGGTCATCAACCCTTGACGCATGAGCTCGTTACAGATCACACGACCGCCAAGCATACCTCCGAGAGCACCACCGATAAAGCCTCCAATCGGGCCACCGATCGCGGTGCCGATCGCGGTGCCGATCGCACCAGCCCCGGCGCTCTTAGCAGCCTTGACTGGATCCTGCCCCATGAGTAGGCCGACACCGAAGTTCAGAACAGCACCGACGCCAGCAGAGGTCCAAGTTGCTGAGGCTCCGCTGCCGAACAACTTATCACCTACGCCTTCTAGGTAGGTCGGGGCTGTGCTTGAGGAGGTGATCGCTTCGCTCGTGATGTTCGTCGCCAAGCCGGAGGCTGGCGCATCAGTAACAACCTGATTGAATACTTCCGGATTATAGACTGTGGACCCCTCGAAGCTTCCGATAACAGCGCCGTCTGTGGCCTGCAGCTTATTATAAAGGTCAAGGTTCCCAGTTGCACGTGCAACGTCAATGTTAGCAACTTCTGGCTGGAAAAGTCCGCCACCACGCGCCGCGTTTGTTGCAGTTCTTGCTGCAGGATTCAAAGTTCCTGAGCTCAAAAGGTCATAACCAGCCGACGTCGCCTGAGAAAGCTGTTTGGAAGGGAGGGGCGTCCCACCGAGGAACTCTGGCAGCAAGCTCGTTCCAGCCGCCTCAGCAACCCCACCAATGCTCTGCTGAACGAAAGGATCAGCAATCGCTGCACCAATGCTCTGGCCAACCATCCCAGCGGCTCCGGGGGCAGCAGCTCCGATCAAATCGGTGACGCTCGGCATCCCGGGAATCTGATTTCCGCTGCCAGTTGCTTGCTCATACTGCTCCAGCATCTGGTTGTCAAAGTCACTCGCCGGATTATAAGTGCGCTCTCCGCTCTGGATGGAGCGGACCCACTCAAATGCCGGCATGGCTGTCGTGCCATAGACCTGCTGTAGAAGAGCATTATCCGGCAGTGTTGGAGCTTGGCCAGAAAGCTGATAAACAGGGATTGTCTGAGAGCCGCCAGAGGCTTGCTGCGCCGGAGCGTTGATCTCGCCGAGAGCACCGAGGCTCTCACCTTCTGTGTAAATGACAGCCATTAGCTTACGACCCCTTTGCTTTTCAAGTCAGTTATCAGAGTCCCAAGGACATCCGCAACCTCGTCCAGAGTTGTTGAATCCGCATCAAGAACGTAATCTTCCGTCACATTCGACATCTGATAAGGAGTCGTGGACGCAGAGTTAGAGAGATTACGCAAAATTATTTCGAGTGTTGACACAAGCCGAACAGCCCACTGCCGGTCAATTTCAGCCCCCGGTTGCGGCAATCTTGTGTTAAGAACACTCATCTGAGGCCATCGCTCCTCACATTGAATCTGAAGTCGCCAATAGACCAAGAAGAGCCGAGCTCATTGCTTCCCAGCTCAAGACTCATCTGACGGCCACGAGACCTCATGCTTACTTTACCTGTATCTGACGAAATAGTAAATGGCCCTTTTGTCGTTTCAGAAGAGTCAGGATATTTCCGAGAATAAACGGTGCAGTTGAGATTTCCCGTAACTGAGAGGTCCGGGACGATTTTGTCAACAAGCATCAGCTCATTGCCTGTCTGAGACATCTCCAGTGGTGAAGATTTGACATAAGCATTCATCGCCACACCGTCAGCATCGTTCCCAGTTTCTTGGTTGTAGAGGTAGCCATCTTTTGAGAACGAGAAGGGAACCTTTCGGAATCCAAAGGAATCAAACCAACAGGTCCGATCCATAGACCCAATGGACCAAGCGTTGTCTCTGTAATTATAAGACACATAAGAGTCTGGCTCAGGATCTTCATCAGTGTTATCTTGGCTAACGTAGAACCAAGTCACCTCGTTGAACTCTTTGTTGTGTGCAGCAAAGCATTTGTCAAACTCGTCTTTGTTAAGTCTGTCAAAAACATAAAACTGCACTGGGCATGGGATCTCTGCAACAGAGCCATTGTATAAAAAGAAGTCTGATTTGCCCATCCAATAAATGTCGCCGTCAACATTCATCATCGTATTGATCCCGACAGCACCACAGTTGGTGCCGACGAGTCGGAAAGAGAATGTGAACGGAGGGCCAACAAATGCCATGCCGTAAACTGCTTCGTCGGTCGCAACGAACATCTCTTCACGAGTCGGCATTGCAGTAACAATTTTTGTGCCTATTTCAAGCCTCTGGTCCCCGGAGGTGTTGGTTGCTGTCGGAGTCCAGTCGGTGTAATCTTCCTGATCCGACCAGCGAATCAGCATCGGATCTTGCGTTCCACTTCCCAATGGATTGCAGCCGAAACAAATTGCGTGCCGGTCCGGGAAAGAAACTTTTACCAATCTGCTTGTCGTCGGTACGTTAGAAGCCCCACCCAAGCTGGAAACAAGAACTGCCCTTGAACTTGTCCCTGCAGATGTGTCCCAATAATAAAGCTGACCATTACGGACACAAGCCAGCAGATCCTCTCCCCAAAGAGGCGTCGTCCACTGAGAGATCTGAAGGGTAGCGACTGACGAAGTTCTTGGTGTTCCCCACGTGCTTGCCCCCCAAGTACCAGCCCCCCAGCCATATGCGGCAGCGGCAGTAGCTATCCCAAGACCTTCGTCAGCGCCAATAAGGTGGCTCGCCGTTACACTTCCACCACCAGAGCCACTGGCGTTCGCTGCCTCTCCGGTTTCAATTGTGTACGAATCAGCATCAACATAAGTTATCTGAAATCCAGAGTAACGATTTAGAGTGTCTGCTGCTATGCCATTGACTGCTGAGGCTCCGGAGAAAACAACAAAATCCCCATCACTCATGCCATGCCCAGTGTCCGCAACTGTGACAACACTTTCTGTATCAACGGTCGTGAACGGGTCAGTCAGAGATGCAGCAGCATTGGCGAGTGGTGTTATGTCAAATATGCCGCCGTCGCGTATAATATAAAGGTGATTGGAGGTCCCGACAGAGATATTGTCGTCACCATCGAGATCTCGCCAATAATTTATCTTTCTCGGGACCCCTTGAAGGGCTGCAGCAGTCGTTGAGACTCCGCCAGCAGAGTCTAGGGAATATATAGGCTCATTTTCCCAGCCACCGATTTTGGTGGCATAGCCATTACGGAAGCGAACATTATCCCCGTCAACCCAGAAAGGGCCATTTTTGCCAGCAGAGTAGGGTGTGATATCTTTGACAATACCTGCTTTGATCTGAATCAAATTAAGAGGCATTATGCCAAACTCCTGATCCTTCTCTCTAGGCGAGAGGCTCTGTTGGTTACTTGCTTATACCACCTGCTGTCGACCATCTGGTTAGCCATTTCTGGCCAGTCATGCTGGTTTGCTGCTGCAACCATCTTACTGAATTTTGACAATCTAGGAAAGCCAAGATTGAACATCATGTTGGCGATGACGAGTTTTGCCTCTTCCGGGAGGCCATCGAAGTCATCACACAACTTATGACAATCAGAAATCACAGACTCTATGTCTTTTTTGAATGCTTGCCGGACACGCTCGTAAGATACAGCAGTGCCAACTTCTTTGCCGAACTCTGGGTCATTTTCAGTTATCAGGTGTCCGATGCCAAATGTCGGATATCCGAGGTGATCAAGATAGATCTCTGCTACGAAGCCTTCGTCTTCTTCGAGGTCGGACATCAACCGTTCAATATTCATCTTTTTGCCTTTTCCCTTTTCCAAGAGAGGAACTCTGCGCCCTCTTCAAGATCAGCGAACGCACTGATCCGTCGGACCTCATTCTCCTCCTCCGGGTCTATGACGAACAGAATTGTGGAGCCATACTCATCCCTGTGGAAGTTATGTCGGGTCGCATACTCGTCGATCCACTTGTACCCACGAGCCCTCGCCATCCACACAACGCGACCATCATCCATCTCTTCTTGAGTCATTCCCCAAGTATGGTGGTGGCCAGCGACATAAATATCAGCATCCTCATCCCACAGAGCTGCTCGCTTCTGACCGTGTAAACGGTTGTAAATTGAAGTCCCTTTGTGATTGTGAGCTGCATCGATCCTAACTTCACCTCCGCCGGGGAAACAAAGTTTGAACTTGGCTCGCCAATCTATCATAGGTATCTGAGCGACATTCTCTGATTTCAAGAAAGTTGCGAACTCACTGTGCATTGTGTCGTGGTTTCCATGGAGCCAGACAGCCCAAGGGATGCCAGCTTCTTTCAAGAACCACCTAGCCAGCTTCCGCTCTGTTGGCCGACTAATATCTGATTCTGCATAAAGGTGAACCAGCCTACCCCAGTTGTCTGCTGTGTCACCGATGTTGACAGCGAGCATCCCCTCGGTGTTT